ACTCCTACTATTGGTGTAGGTGAAAGCACTATTGGTCAAATTAATACCTTTTTTAAATATTTAGATCTTAAAGATGAAGATTGGATGCGCTATTGCAATGCGACATATAAAACTTCAATTAAGTTTATAAATTTTAGAGAAAACCCCACAAATAAGCCACACGTTTTCCATTATCCTTTTGGTAGATATAATCTTACCGGTAAACCAAGAATGATAATGGAATGGTTTATTGCAAAAGCAAAAGATCCATCATTAGATCCATACACATTTGCTGAGTTTTATCATGATTCAATTATGATGATAGACAATAACAAATTAACAAAAAATCAAGATGGAAATGTTGAAGGTTTTGATTTTGCCAATGATACTGCATATCATCTAGATGCTTCGCTTTTCGGTCAATATATTAAAGATCACATATGCATACCGAATGGATTAACACACATTTTGGATGATGTTGTTGATATTAAAAAAAATGAGACAGGTGAAATTGAACAACTGATAACAAAAAGTGGTGATACTCTTACCGCCGATCTTTTTATAGATTGCACAGGTTTTAAATCCTTATTGTTGGAAGAAACAATGGGTGTGCCATTTGTTCCTTTCTCCGATACACTGCTTAATGATAGAGCCATAGCAACTGTAATTCCATATGTAGACCGAGAACATGAAATGGAATCGGTCACAAGTTGTACTGCAATAGAATGTGGATGGGTTTGGAATATCCCATTATGGAATAGAATAGGCACTGGATATGTTTACTCATCACAATTTGCATCAGAGCAAGAAGCAGAAGAACAATTTAGAAATTATTTAAAATCCAATAGTATGCGGTCTCCACATCAAGTTGAGAGAGCCGAATCAGCTGAGTTTAGACATGTAAAAATTAGACATGGAGTACACAAGCGCAGTTGGGAAAAAAATGTTGTTGGCATTGGATTATCAATGGGATTCATAGAGCCATTGGAATCCACAGGCCTTATGTTAACACACGAAGGTATTATTAAACTAATACACACGTTGTGCAATCGAAATGGTGTTGTGACTCAATTTGACATTGATTGTTATAATTCTGCATTTTATGAACAAATTGTTAATTTTAAAGATTTTATTTCATTACATTATGCATTAAGTATGCGCGATGATACTCCTTATTGGAAAAAGGTAACATCAATGACTTACTCAACTGATATGAATGATCACATAGTAAGCGCTGGTGCAAATATGTACAAATCACTAGCATCCAATATGCACAGAGATAAGTCATTTGCAAGTGAGGGTGGTGGTATTTTATACATTGCTGCAGGTATGGGACATAATTGCATTAATAAAGCACATGAAGAATATCTCAGTGTATTGTACCAAGAGTCACCAGAACTAACACCTAAAGTTCTTAAAGCATGGCAAGAACATAGAAAAACACTTATGGAACATGTGGATACGCTACCAACCCATTATAAATTTTTGCAAGAGAATATATACAACTAGATATATAAATAGGTAAAAACCTTTTTGAGAAAAAAACAATGCCAGAGTAGAATCCAGGTAATATTGAAGTCACAGCCAGCCGCATGTAGTAAAATAAAATAAATATACTAGCTAACAATAACAATTACACGGAGCTAACAAATGCAAAACTTTTACCAACGTCTGCGAACCACATACACCGGCGAAGAAATTAACGCCACAGCCACATACGAAAACGGCTCCTGGACATACGAAACAGAGACAATTGAACCATCAATACTAGATAACAACAGAACTGGACAACAGGCTGTGGTGCTTGGCAACGGCCTGAGCCGCGGTGATTTTGATATTAACTATATCTTCAAGCAACCAAAATTACAAACATATGGTTGCAATGCCATACACCGAGACGCACAGTACGACGTGGACTTTTTGGTAATTAACAACGATAAGATTGCACAAGAACTAGTTGAAACTGGTGGAGCAACGAGAAAAATTGTTTACGCAAACTCGGATCAAATCTTTGATCACCCAGGGGTATTTTATATGATGCCACAGGATCCGCAGTGGAATGCAGGTGCCATGGCAGCTTACATGGCTGCATTTGATGGACACAGCAAAATCTATCTAGTAGGGTTTGATGGACAAGACACACACGGTAACAATAATAATGTCTACACAGGAACTAATGCATATCAAATTGAAGACACAGTGGTTACTGATGATTTCTATGGTCTTGCACTTAAAACACTAATGCAAGCATATCCTACAGTAGAGTTCATTCACGTAAACAAGACTGGCAAAGGCAACATACCTGGTGCGTGGAAAGAATGCTCTAACTTCCGCAGGATCAGTTTCCATCAGTTGGTATTAGAGTGTGATCTTTAAAGATTGACTCTAACGTTTCTAACTTTTTCAATATAACTTTAAAACTAAAAGTACGCCAGACACCCGGATGCAGAGGCTTCGGGTGATCGGCGATACTTGTCCAAGCATATCCTCTATGTTCATCATTTAAGATTGGGACAAATTCTTCGTCCACAGGAATTAAATAGGTATGGTATTCAAATCTGTTTAATTCGTTTGTGAACTTTTCTAAAGGAATAGTTTTTTCGTATTTGATGATGCCTATCTCTTCAATTATTTCTCTAGACAATGCAGCCAATGGAGATTCGTTATCTTCAGCTCTCCCGCCCACTAATCCCCAAGAGCCAGCATGACGTTTTTGATTACGCAATAAAAAAAGATATCTATGTGTGCTTTTGCTGTAAATTAAAGCACCACAACCTATATAGCCAGACTCCACTCACCACCTCGATATAAACCTTCAACGCTTTTGACCCAAGTAGTTCCAGTCCAGCGATATTGAACACCAGTATTTGTATTTGTTATGTATTCTATTTCAGTTGACTCACTACTGTCAAACACTACAATCCAACGTGTACCATCATATTGTATTATGTCATTTGTGTGAGCTACTACATCACCCCATACACTATAGTTTTGGTTATCTTCAGCACCAATATGATCAGTTAGTATATAACGTGTTCCTGTGACAGGACTTGTTACGCTACTATCCACAGTAATATTGATTGGATTAATAATTTTAGCCACAGCCGTTAATGTGTTTAGCGGCATTGTGTCTTCTGTTGGTGTAAACAGTAGTATAGTAGGGTCTGTTGGATGGTACGCAATCTGTCCTATCAACTCATTTCCGGTACCTAGCTCTAATCGTAGCTCCGTGGTGCCTGTGACTAGTGTACCGTACACCCCAATCAATGCCTCCCATGTCTCTTTGGTAGGAGCCACCTTTGTTATCACACCCGACGTACTGACAACTTCCTCTGGCTTAACCAATTTCATTTGGTTACCAGTGTAAAAGATACCATAATCTAACGGCGTAACCTTAACACGGGCAACAAGATTAGATAATAAAGTATCTTCGCTGAATTCACCTTGTTCGTCATACACACTACTAATAAACTTTTGTATAACACCCAAGCGTTTAACTTTGGCAGGACTGGTGATCCAAATTGGCATGTCAAACGTAAGACTAGCAATGTCTATGCTTTCGTCTGTACTTGCTGGTACTACTCGTGAACTCCATGTCACGTCGCCAAGCAGTACAAAAGATAAGCTGGTCCAGTCAATATAATTATCTGTTGCTTGTATTTCAAAACTTGGATTAAACAGCGTGGCAATCTGTTCAATTATCTGCATCTTTTGTTCTGTATTACTGGTCCAAATATCAAGTTTTACCTGTAACTTATAAGGAACCGGCATAAGTCGTTCCACAGTATAACTATCACCTTGCTGATCGTTGTACGTACCAGTCTCAACATCATACTGGCGTTGACGTAAATTTATCTTGCCCACGTGAGTTGGATCTTGCATTCTGTTTTGTTCGTAAGTAAGAGCATTTATGTATGCACTCATAGCAGGCACACCATTAAGAGCGTTTTCGCTATTGTTACGCAAAATAGTTGCGGCTTGCCTACTTGGATCACCGTAGTATATAGGAACAGTTTGTAGAGTTTTTACGCCGTCTGCATTTTTACCAAATTCAACTTGAAAACCACTAAGGATTCTCATAAACTGAACTAAGAATCTACGTATCTGTCCATCATAAAAAAATTGTTGAGCCATTAATTATCTGCCTTAGCCTTTAATGCATCACTAAGACTTTGTCTTACTGTTACATTACCTGAATTGTTTGTGTATGTTTCTGTGTTGTTCACAAAGCCACTACGCTGTGTTGTGCTGTCAGCACCCGGTGTCAGTGTTGTTCTAACATTATCTTCTAGTTTCACCCAACGTCTCCCGTCGTATCTAAATAGCCTATTAGGCAAGTAGTCTGTTCTAAGTGCATAGTCCCCAACTGCTGGACTTCCAGGGAATGTGATACCAACTGTAACAGGCATACCGTTTGGTGTGAGTCCCGATCCGGTTAAGTATCCCTCTGGCACTGCTTCTGGACTTAGAATTGCGTAGTCAGTAGTTACACTGCCACTATCAACAGTTACATTACCATCAGAAGTTACACCAATTGGGTCACCTGGGTATTTGCCATCCTCTGTGGTTGACTTAATATAAAGATGGCTAATATCGTACCCACTCAGTGGTACTTCTTTCTCAGCTTCTTTAATAATAGCGTTATTAATATTTTGATACGTGCTGAGTGTACTTTGTACACTTCCCAAACTTATGTTTCCGTTAGTCGGATCCCAATCAGGAGCATCAACTTTGATTTGGTCAAGAATATCTTTGTACTCTTGACTGTCGGTTAGCGGATTAAGTTTTACACGCCACAAATGCGGCCACCAAGTTTGACTAAAGCCGCTTGCGGCATTTTGGCAATCACTTACTACATAAAATCTTTTTAGTGCAACTGGTAAGGTGTCATCCAATGGATAATAATCCATTAGGTGCTGTAATTCCAACACATCGCCATTCATCATTTTACGACCCAGTGATTGGACTAAATCGTTAATGTGGAATGTCATAAACAGTGTGCCTGTTTGCAAGAACATACCAAACTGACTTAGATCAAATGATGTATCTTGAACTGTGTAGATACCACGCATTGGGTAAATGTCAGTATCGTACTTACGGTCCCTGTTCTCTAATAGGAACAAGTCCTGTATATTCTTTTCACTTTGGTTCGTGTAACTTGGCTCGCTTGGGTTTTCGTAAAACTTAACTGTACTGCCACTTAACAACGCTATGTTCGTGCTATTATTTAGAGTAACGCTGGTTGCATTCTTGGCAATAACCTTTGTGTCAGCAATAACACCTGTTCCTGCAACATAGTAACCTAATTCAATATTTGACGTACTAGCAAATCCTAATACAGCACTTGCGGAACTTTGGGTTGCATTAGTTACCTTTACTGTATTCTGTTCTTGCGTACCCAGGTATTTGTGTACATTAACACCAGTCCCGCCAATGGTGAATTCCTCACTGATCACGCGATCCATGAATTTGTAGTCGTTTGTGTGTTTTCCGTCTTTCCAGAGTGATAACCTTGGCACAATAAGATCCTATAATTATCTAGTATTTAGCGGTATTTAGAACCCGGCGTAAGTTGTTGATTCTATTAGGTGCTTGACATACGCACTTAATGAGCGTATAATAGTACTTTGTTAGATAATTAAGGAGCGTATGATATGGCAACTAAGATTAAAGCGAACGCTAAAATGCAAAAACTAGCAGACGAAAAAGGCACTGGACCCGAGCCAGTGTGGGATACCGAACGTGCATTAAAAATGGACGAAGCTGAATTTGACCACCACATGCGACAAAGTTTTAATTACTACAACTATCATTATTCGCCAAAGGATCTTAAAAAGCATTTAGTAGCCTGGATGCAAGACAGCGGTTACAAAAAAGAAGAGGTAAGCAACTTTGTACGAAGTTCAGACCGTAGCTTACCATTAACAGCATGCAGTTTGGTTAAGGCACACAAACAAGGCATGCCTCTGAAAGAGCCACATGTTAAGTATCTTAGGGAAACTATCGAGCACGTGACCAAACTTGTTGACCTTACCGAAATCCAGGAAGAAGGCAGTAAGAAGGTAACTGCACCAAGTCAAGTAAAAACTATCCAAGACAGGTTGCAGGAAAAGACCAACGAGCACCTTGCACACTTTGATGGAATCATTGACGAAGTGGTTAAAGGCAACAAAGTTGACTCTAATGCATTTGACTATTTCAAAGCTAACAGCGTACCACAAGCACAATTGAGCAAGTATACAGAATGGGCCGAGCAGTATGTCGGCGAACTTAAAGAAGCACAACTAGGTACTGACGAAGATTTAACAGAAGCATATAGTCATTACAGGGCCGCAGACTTCAGACGCATATTTGGATTCTTTGACAAGTTCCAAGATGCAATAGAACAGTATAGACAAGTTAAGAAGCAAACCAAAAAAGCAAAGGTCAAACGAGCCCCCAACAAGGAAAAATCAGTTAGCAAAATGAAGTACCTAAAAGAGGACAACGTACTTAAACTAGTGTCTATTAATCCTGTTGATATTATAGGCGCACAAGAACTTTGGGTGTATAATGTTAAAACACG